TCAAAATAGTTAAGGTGTCCTGTGCCTCATCAATTAATTCATCATCCTCCATAAATTCCAAATCTGAAAAATTTTCTACTATTACTAAGTTAGCAACATTTGCTTGATATAACTTATCTAATACAGTATCAAACCAAAAGGGATTTGTTTTCTTTTGAACTACTACTTTTACATAGGTATCTTCGTATTCACTATAATCTTTTTCAGTTAATGTTTCAAAAGTTTGATACATATCATCGTAATATAACTTTCTAAACATTCTATAGGGATTTTGTATGAATTCTAACTCTCTAGTCTCGGTATCAAAGATATGGAAGCCTCTAGGGTCTTTATAATCACTCCATGTTATTTCATAGGGATTTCCTAAATAGTAAATTGTTCCATCATCTGACTTGTGGTGAAAATGACCGCTCATGGCCATATCAAATTTATCAAAAAGTTTTGCTTCAACCCCATCATAACTCCATGAACCAATATGTTGCTCAAATCCTTTAACTTCTAGATGTCCCATAAGAATTTGACATTGAGTGTTTTGAATTGACTTCATACACTCACCATAGTTATCTTCATTTATCCATGGCATCATGAGGATTCCTAATCCATTAAAATCAACTTCTTTTGGAGATGAATATATCCATGGCTCAACCTTACCCTCGTGAGTAGTGAACATTTCCTCTATGGAATTTAATTCATTGGTATTTTTGTGGAAGGTATCATGGTTACCCACAATTATATGAGTATCTATTCCCATTTTCCATAGGCGGTCAATAAAATTTATTCGCAGGTTGTTCAATATTTTGAAATTAATGAATTTTCTACGATCTACTACATCACCTAAATGAATAAGTGTTTTGATATTATGTTCTTCTAGGTAAGGAAAAAACACATTATCATAAAATTTTCGAAAATAATTTAAAAAGGTAAGACTATCTCCGCGGGCTCCCCAGTGAGTGTCGGTTATTAAGGCGATTTTCATGCCACACCCATAAAAAGTTCCAAAGTGGATTCTGTTTTTTTAATTGCTTTCTTTTTTTTACTCTGTTCAAAAGTTTCTACAAAATCATCAACTACCACCTTAAAGTCTGAACCTCTATAATCATTTATAGAAACATTCGCATCATTATCAAACTCCGCACTCTGTTCAACATTCTGCATAGTTTTATATTTTATATAAAGTTGTTTCTTTTCTTTTTGTATTCTACGAATAAACGCATAATAAATTATTTGAGTAAAATAAGCAAAGGGGTTATTTGACTTTTCTGGGTTAAAATTGTGGATATAATGTAAACAATTTTCTATTCCATCAGAAATCATATCATTCTTAAATGTGTAGTTAATAAAATTGGGTCTAAACGATAATCTTTGTGCTATTTTCAAAAATACAGAACCTAGATATTCTGATACGACCGGGGGATCTTCACCGTTTTTGACAGCTGCATTATAGTCTCGTTTGTACTCAACCATCTCCTCCAAAAACCTTGCATTGTCCACATAATGTTGTTTTGCTACTTTTTTTCTTTTTGCCATAATATCTTCTAATAAAACAGTTGATTATTCAAGTTTGTTTACTTATTATAACATATTTTTTCTATAAGTCAAGTTTATGTATCGTATAAGGAAAACGCTCCTCTTCATAAATCTTAACTCGTTCTTCAAAATGTTGATATGCAAAGTTCTTTCTTGCACCGGTTCTTAAATCATCTGTTATATCATATAGTACCGTTTCATTTTTATTTTCAGATAAACGTAAACCTCGGCCTATCGATTGTAAATTTCGGATGCGAGACTTAGAAGGAGAAGCAAAAACAATGTTATGCAAATTCCTAATGTTGATGCCGGTACTGAATACCCCATAACTTGCCACGATGATGGCATCATGTTCCTCCTCTGCGATTGCTCGTATTCGTTCCCTGGTCTCGGTTTCTGTACCCCCGTGTACGAAAAATGTTGTTCTATTACTTTCATCGGTTACCTCCTTAATCATATCGTATAAAATACATCCGTGTTTTTTAACTAATCTAAAGAGTAATAAAGTATTACCTTTAAGTGATAATACTAAATTTTTTATATATTTATTTCTTTTCTCATGACCAACAATAAATTCTATTTCATCCATGTATTTACTATTTCTCATTGATACACAGACATCATTAGGATATTTTAATAATAAAATTTTTATACTAAAAGATGCTAATTCCTTTTTATCAATTAAATCTTTCGTTGTTGTGGCCTTATAAACCTTACCAAATAGACCTTCAAGTACTAATTTGTGTGTTTGTGTACCATCTAATGTTCCTGTTGTACCAATTCTATACTTCGCATTTACACATTTAGTCATAATTGAAGTGAGTGATTTCGATTTAAATCCATGTGCCTCATCTCCTATCACCAATTCGTATGGTTCAAATAGTTTTCTACCAAGTTTGTAAATAGATTGCCATGTAGAAATAACGACCTTTTTATCAGACACTTTGTCCTGTCCTGCATAAACTAGATGACAATATTTTAAAGAATCCCATCCATATTCTTGAAAATCAGCATATAACTGTGAAACAAGTGAAGTGGTAGGTACGATTATTAGGGTCTTAACATTAAGTGCACGTACAATTAGATAGATGATTAGAGATTTACCACTAGCAGTAGGGGATACCAATAGTGTTTTTTGATATGATAATGCATGATGAAATGCTTCAAGCTGATAATCTCTAGGAACAAAAGGAAGATTCAAGTGATCTATAAACTCTTGATTGTGTTCTATCTTGAGAGGTTTCCACCAATCTCCATCTGGAATAACTTTATAATTTCGCTTTTTAGCAAATATAAAAACATACTCAAGTAAACCACTATACAGGTATCTACTATGTATATTGAAAAGTCTTATCTTACCATCCCAAATCTTATTACGATACGAGGGCATAAATGTATATCCGGGAACAAAAAATGTAAAATAATCACATAATTCTTGAGCAACAGAGGGATCGCAATTAATCTTTAGATACACCTCATCATGTTTAGATATGTGAATATCTTCAATGCCCTTCTGTAAAACGTTTCCAGTCGATTGCATTTTTAATTAAATATCCTCTATTGGATAATCCCTTTACTATAGCTTCAAGATAATCAACCTTCTCTTCTTGCAACGCTAATTTTTTCTTAATCTCTATTATGTCTTCATCCGCATCTATGTATTCTTGAATATCTGCTTTAAGTAATTTAAATTGAAATGGTTCCCATTCAAGAGCTTCCATTTCTTCTTCGGTCATTCTTCCAGAATAGTATTCCCTCTTCAACTTTAAGAGCTTACTATATTCAAACTTCATAGTACGGAGTCTTAATCTCTCATCATGAAAGAAAATTAAATATTTGTTATGTAGTTGTGGTATTTTTACTGATTCTTGAGATAATTCTGTTTCATCAATCTCACAATCACCTGACCATAATTTCTGTATTTCTTCAAATTTCATATAGTATCACTTACCTTGTCCTCTATATTTCTTCCAGCCCCTCTTTTTGTGTTTATTCTTTGGTCTAGAATATGGCGATTTACCTATACTGGTTCTTTTTGGTGTAGGTGTTTTTCTCTCAATCGATCTTACTGTTTTAGGTTTCGCCATTTCAGTTATTCAATAAGTTTTTAATTGTATAAACAGAATAATTAAATGTAACAGTAGATATTAAGCTTGTAGTTTCTGATACTGTACTATCAAATGCTATTTCTGTTAAATTTGTAGGGAAAGTATTTTCAAAATGAACTTCTAATGTAGGATTCATTGAACTACTCAATATAGTTAATACCGCATTTGTATAATGCGGTTGAGCTCCAGTCACCCAGTTAAACATTTCTAACCAATTTTTTAAATATTCATCAACAACAAATGTTACTTCTAGGGGTTCATACGAAACAGCACCTGCCATTATATTAACATCTGTTCGCATAGGTCGACCTATTGGTGTTGGATCGAATGCTACACCGGGAAGATTAACAGTTTGAACAAAAAATGTTGTTGCAGGAAATCCTACAATTTCAAATTTGAATTGAACTTCTGTTAGAGGATTTATATTTTTAACTTGATCATTTAAAGCCATTTATCTTTCCTAGTTATTATTACTACTACTATTTAGTAAGCATAAAAAAAGGGTGGACAAAAGCCCACCCTTTAAATTCGCCTGAGGCCAATTGTATTACTACTATTACATCAAGTTTGTAACAGTTACAACTCTGTAATACTCATTAGCATCTGCTGTCAATAGTCCAGTCCCAGCCGAGTTAGCGAATGGGTTAGATACGAGCCCGTAACGAGTCTTAAATCCAATTTTTGGTTGGAAAGAATTCTCACCAACGGCGCGAACCATTTGTAGAGGAACATAAGGACAATA